CCCCAGCACCAGCACCACCACCAGCACCAGCACCAGCACCAGCACCAGCAACAACACCAGCAGTAGTTACCAGCTGTGATGATGAAGATTGCCAAGAACCTATAAATACTTATCAATCTCAACAAGTTTCGCCAGAACAAGACATTTCTCTAACTCCACCTGATTTATCTGAAGAGGAGTCAATAACTAATCTCACACAAAAAATACCAGAATTAAATATTGGAGATAAAATGAGTTGGATTACACAAGCATTAGCAGCATTGTTTTCTACAATAGGTAATTTATTTACTTTTGAACCAGTACAAGACAATGACCCATATGTAAATGAAGAAAAAGAAAAACAGGGATATGTATATGTAGGTAAAATGTATATGAAACCAGAAGATGAAACAAAGAGACCAGAAAAGGTAAAATATATAAATTATAATCCAACTGAAAAGGATTTTTATATAGATGAACGTGAAGAAGTAAAAGAATAATTCATCTTTGGTAAAAAATAGTTAAATAATCATCCATATAATAATTTAACTATAATGTCTTTTCAATATGTCATGGCAAATATTCAAATACCGATTAAAGTATATGAAAATAACGTAACAGAACCATTACCAGAATACATAAAAATAAATATATCAGAATGTAATGAATTGCCAGAGAAAATGGAAACACCTGCAATACAAAGTGATTTTATGAATAAAATACAAAACATAATATCATCAAATAAGGAAGAAAACCAAGATATAGTAGAAATGCTTACTATATCAAGTGAAGAGTTGAATCACAAAAAACAAAAAAAAAGACCACATAATATGACATTTAAAAACAATATAATGTCAAAACGAAGAACACTAAAAAAGTATGCTTAATTCATAATATTAGGACGTTGTCCCTTCTCAACAATTAATGGTTCAGGAACCATAACAGGAAGCTTATCAATAACATTGAGCGATTTTACATTATGAATATTAGGGTTTACGGGTGCTTTTGGTTTAACCATATTACTTGTGCCAATACCAAATAATTGTGATTCAATATCACAAGGATTACCAGATAGATTTCTAGGAGCAATACGTCCTTGTAATAATCCATCGCCAGCAAAATAGGTATTAACTGGATTTCCATAATTATTTTTTTGACTTGTTAAGTAATCGCACATATTAGTATTTGATAATTGTTCTAAAGCATAATCGCCCTCATTATTTTTACTACGTGTAGAAGCCATCTTTGTATATAATAATATATATTTTATCTACAAAGAAATAACCTTATTTATGAAAAACTTTGGCGTGTAATTTTTTATATTCAGCAATTTGTGATATATCTGTTATATTTTGACTTGTGAAAATAGTCTTTAATAGAGAGTGAAATAAGTCTAAATAATCATAACCAAATAAAATCGTTAAACCAATATTAGGGTCGGTTGAAAACATATAAGAACCTGCTTTTTCATATAACTTCATAATTTCGGGGAATTTGGCTGTATTTTCCATAACATAATCAAGTGTATGAGCGGCAGATTCATAATCATACATCATCTCATCTTCAGTTTCATCATCTAAATCCATAGTAGTAGTATCGGGATAATTATTCGGGTCCATTTTGAATACATTGCGTAGACATTTGCGATATTCGTTATTATTAGAATATTGAATGTTCAAATTAGTTGGATATGAATATACAGATGTCATCATTTACTAAATAGAGTAAAGTATAATGTTTATGTTATTTTTCAATAAATATTATACGGAAGGGAAAAATTCCCAATCTAAATCTTCGCATACTTTTTTCCATATCATATCTTGTTCGAGTTGTTTTTCTCTATCCTTCATCATCGGGATATAGGGTAAATATTGTGTTTGGTCTAATAATACACATAGTTGATGTAAGGTATACGTATAATTAAAAAAGTTGGTTCTATTAGCGGGACAATGGACCGCCCAAGGTTTTTGAATTTCAATAAATAATACACATAACGTTTCGTGTAATTCTTCATTCATAACCGGTGGTTTTATTCCGAAAAGAGAATTGATATATTGTATATGTTCGAAGTATTTATTAAGACCTAATTTACGTAACAACTCTCTCATTTTGTCGTAATTAATTTGAGACATATCCGTAATTCTTTCTTTTTTAATACGGGCTTTTATAGCATCAATCACTTCTTCCGGTATTTGTGTGGTTTCTTTCGCTTGAAACTGTGAAAGGATTTCTTTAAAATGATTAAGACGTATATAAGCAGTATATGAAACTTCATTTGGAGGATCTTTATTATTTGGTTTGGAACTATCTACAATATAGGTTATGAATTTACCACAAGAAGGGTTATTGCAAATTAAAATACCCTCTTCGTCTTGTGGTATCATTTCGCCCATTTTACAAAACTCACACGTGTCGGACTCAACAAAATAATCTTGAGAATTAGTAAATTCATTAGTCACATTTCTCCAATATTGCTGTGTATTTTTTTTGGATTGTGTGTATTTATGAATATTTGCATCAGGCGATTTATCATCGGATTTAATCTTAAAAAAATTATTAAGTGCGTCGGTTGAAGCAGTATCGTCAATATTTGATGAAATCTGTTGTTTTTGTTCGAAGTAATCAAAAATGAATTTGGAATTGTTTAATAAATATTGTTTCTTTTCGTGTTTTAATTCCTTTATTTTATTACGTATTTCTTTGATTTTATCTTTACAATTCATAATCTCATCAATTTGTGTATGCTTCAACGTATGAATATGTTTTTTGATTTCTTCTTTCTCTCTTTCTAATTGTGGTATAGTTTCAGTTTCTGTTTTATTAAAGTGGTCTATTAATTCGCTATGTTTTTCATCAATCGTATGTATAGTTTTTGATTGTATAGGTTGCCCCTTTTTTTGGCTTCCTGTCATTAGATGAAGTATTTTATATAGGTGTTTTTATGTTAATTTTTTGTCAATAGAATATTATTACACTAAAAAAGAAAGGAGGGAGTAAATAAGAATAAAGTAAGAATTTTTATAGCATGCAAGTTGTAGTATTAGTATGAGTATGAATAACAAAAGGAGGCTTTGAAAAATAGCATTGTTTGCAGTTAGTGGAATACCACAATGTAATCAATACATATAATCCTAATATATAATATGTCATTTTGCTTTGTATGTTGGTAATAATAACACGCAAAGTTTATCAATTTTGTAACCACTTAAACATTAGACATAATACATACTAATGTTTATAAACTGTGTAATTATACCTATAGCAATATACCAATTAGTAGTATTACAACAAGATTATGAAATAATCAATTTGAAAGTATATGATAAATTCTTTCCATCAAAGGATTATATATTTTACATAGACGACTTACCCTATTATGGAGAATTATCACAATTATCTCACGTATATAGTAATTATGGGTATGAACCAAAAAATGGATATAGTATTTCAAATAACACACTTGTAAACGACCACAAAGGACGTGTGTATTATAAAAAGGGTAAACAACTCTTCAATAACAAAGATGTATTTTCATATTATGCTGTAAATAGAAAAACACAATGTGTATCAAAACGAGGGGAAATAACAATAGTATCATCAAATGGAATAATAACAAAAAGTGATTTCTTAATTGATAATGAGAATTGGTTAATAATAGGAAATAAAAAAGAAATGGATTCTGTTTTTTCAAAAACAAGTATTGGTACGATATCTTATTATATTTATGGAAATGATAATCTAATCAATACAAGTAATATGAGAAACGAAATCCAAGAAGATAAAAGTTTATGGTATTTTCAAGCACCTAATAAGTTTTTAGGTAATATAGCCGTAGCATATGGAGGAAATATAGAATTTGATATAGTATCTTTTTCGGGAGATTTTTCGAAAAAAACATCTGAAAATAATTATGCGGTCATACTTGAATGTGATAGTTGCAATAAAAAATTAGGCATACCAATATCAAATGTAAAAGGATTGAGTGAATTTATGGGAAACCCTTCACATATATCAATATCAGTATTAGAAAATACAGGTTGGTTGGAAGAAGATAAATCAACCGGATTATTAAGAGAAGTAGTAAATAAATGTGATATAATATTCATTTTATCAAATATATCGGCAATGCAAATATTAGGTGACTGGACTCTATGGTATGAAACTATAGGGATAGATAATGTAGTTGTACAAAATGAAAAATCAATGAAATTGCCGATATGTTAGCACCACATACACTTTTGTAATTTGGTAGCACAATCCAGGCAAATTCTTGGTGCTAAATATAAATATCCAAAGGGATTACATATATGGTCCGGATTGCTATATCCATGAACCTTCTTTTTTCTACATTTTCTACATTTATATCTTGCGGGACATAATGGCACTTCGTTTTCATGAATTTTATGTTGTTTACATATGAATTCGTGTTTAGTAGGTTTCATATATTTTTCTATAGAGCTCATAGTAGTATTCTATATTGAGATTTTGTTGAACTCGTAAATAGTTGAATAAAATCGTATTTAGAAATAGTATAATGGATAATAAAAATAGTGAAACATCTTTATTCGATTTACCAAACAATATAAAATTAGAAAAGCCTGTATTTCAAAAAATGATATTTATAATGAATGCTTTAGATGAAGGTTGGAGTATTAAAAAATCGAAGGATTCCTATATTTTTACGAAAAAACACGAAAATCGACAAGAAATATTTCAAGAAGACTATTTAGAGAAGTTTTTATTAACAAATAGTTCATCGAATGCTTTATTATGCAAACAAATATAATATTTTTATCCTTATAAATATTATAATTTTATAACCAGACATTATCTAGTAAATACAAATATATTTAGGATATTACAACTGTAATTAGAAATTTACAATTGTAATTTAATAAATCGGCGATAAAATTACAAAAAATAGAATTATCGGTGAATATGGTATTAGAAAAATTATGTGTGTTTAGCAATAGTCTTTAAAAAAATTAATTATACGTTTTTTTCTGAAATTTTTTTCTTTGTAAAGTATATAATTCCATACAATGGCTGGAGGTTTAATGCAATTAGTCGCCTATGGCGCACAAGACGTATTCCTTACTGGAACCCCTGAGATTACTTTCTGGAAAGTCTCTTACAGACGCCACACTAACTTCGCAATGGAGTCCATCGAGCAGACCTTCTCCGGTCAAGCCGATTTCGGTCGCCGTGTTACCTGTACTATCAGCCGTAACGGTGATCTTGCCTACCGCACCTACCTTCAGGTAACTCTTCCCGAGATCAACAAATCTATGGGAAGTGGCGATAATCTTCATGCCCGTTGGTTAGACTTCGTAGGTGAGCAGCTCATCGCTCAAGTTGAGGTTGAGGTTGGAGGTCAGCGCATTGACCGCCAATACGGTGACTGGATGCACATCTGGAACCAACTTACCCTTTCCAAGGAGCAACAGGCTGGTTACTACAAGATGATCGGTCACACTACCCAGCTTACCTACCTTACCCACCCTGACTATGCTAACGTAGCTGGACCTTGCGCTGCCACCGGTGCCCCTAACCAGGTATGTGCTCCCCGCAACGCTCTTCCTGAGACTACTCTCTATGTTCCTCTTCAATTCTGGTTCTGCCGCAACCCTGGACTTGCCCTTCCTTTGATTGCTCTTCAGTACCACGAGGTCAAGATCAACATTGACTTCCGCCCCATCGGTGAATGCCTTTTCGCCGTAAGCGCTCTTACCGGAACTGGTGACTTATCCGTCCGTGCTGCTTACCAGCAATCTCTTGTTGCCGCATCTCTCTACGTTGACTATATCTTCCTTGATACCGATGAGCGCAGAAAGATGGCACAGAACCCCCACGAGTACCTCATCGAGCAGGTCCAGTTCACTGGTGATGAGTCCGTAGGTTCTTCCTCCAACAAGATCAAGCTCAACTTCAACCACCCATGCAAGGAGTTGATCTGGGTCGTACAGCCCGATGCTAACGTTGACTACTGCAACTCCCTTGTTGCTGGTGAGACTCTTTTCAAGACCCACGGAGCCCAGCCTTTCAACTACACCGATGCCATCGACTCTCTTCCCAACACCATTGCCGCTTATGGTGGTGTTGGTATCGCTACTGCAACTGATACCGATGACTATAACCTTGCTGGTATGACTAACACTGGTGCTAACAACGCTGCTGCTGCTGAGAATGAACCATCACAAGGTCTTTCCGATGCCGGTTCCTTCGTCCTTGCCGAGACCGCTCTTGACATGCACTGCTGGGGTGAGAACCCTGTAGTCACCGCTAAGCTCCAGCTTAACGGTCAGGACCGCTTCTCCGAGCGTGAGGGTTCCTACTTCGATACCGTCCAGCCTTTCCAGCACCACACCCGTGCCCCTGATGCCGGTATCAACGTATACTCCTTCGGTCTTCGCCCCGAGGAGCACCAGCCCTCTGGTTCCTGCAACTTCTCCAGAATTGACAACGCCGTCCTTCAGCTTGTCCTTTCTGCCGGTGCCGTATCCGGAACTGCCACCGCCAAGGTCCGTGTCTACGCTGTTAACTACAACGTTCTCCGTGTTATGTCAGGCATGGCCGGAATAGCGTATACAAACTGATCAAATTTACAGTTATTGCGTGACCTACAAAGTATTTTAATAAAAAGGGTTTTCCCACAAAAACAAAATAAAAATTATAAAATACAAAAACAAAATAAAAAATGTAAAATAGTTAATCAATTACCCAGTCGGTTTTTGAACCTCTATAAAATATAATAAAAATATAATGTTTTTATTATATAATCAATCTAATTATTCGTTTCCTTTTTTGATTTCCTGTAATCAGCTAATTCTTTCGCTTTCTTTTTCTTATATTCTTCATCTCCATATTTTTTTCTTAATTCTTCTCGTTGTTTTTGTTTTCTAATACGTGCTTGTTCTCGTTTTTCTTCAGGTGTTTTTTTGTTTGTATTTTTTACAATATTTTTTGATGGTTTATGTCTTGTATATATAACTGTAGGGGGTTCTACTTTAATTTTGCATTTCATAAATAATTCAGTCATTGTATTAAATAATTCTATGAGTTCCATATCTTTTTTACACCTTTTTTCATTTAATACGCCCATTTTTATTCAATATTTAATTAAATATTAATTTATGAAATCTCTCAATAACAAACCCTTCAATTGGATTTATATTTTTATCTAACATTTCAACAATTTTTAAATAAAACTCTTTTGGTCTTTGTAAGATTTTTTTTTTTGATACAATAAATTGAGCACCCGCCCCAAATATGAAATTCATATTTTCATTTCTTTCACCAAATAGTTTTTCATAAGTTTCTATTAATGGTAATCCGCCATGATGTGGACAACCTTTTAAATTACAATCTAAAACCCTCTCACTTAAAAACCCAAAATCAATATTCAACTCTTTATTATTAACATAATTATTTAAATTAGATATTATATTTGGTGAATGGTCAAACGGGTATCCTTGTAAAAAAATAATGTAATCTGTTAAATTATCATAATTATCATAAATATGTTTATAATATGTATGACCTTCTCTACCAACATTATTCAATACAATATGATTATAATCATCACTTAACGGGGTTCCTTTGTTATAAACAATTACATTTGAAAAGTTTTTAGTCCATTCTAAACTTTCATTATATCTCGCTACTACAATACAAAAATTCATTTATGTATAAATATAATATAATTATTAAATTCTAAATCATTTTTGTAATATAGTTAAGAGTAAAAACTTGTAGAAAAACGTATAATTCCTTACTATTAGCTGGTGAAGTATAACGTTTCGAATATTCTTTTGTAGCTTGTAATTCGCTTTCTAATTGTGCTACCCTTTCTTTACATTCACCAATACGAAGGTCTTTATCCATTGTCTTATTTTACATCAAAACAATATTTGTCTTATAACGAAAAAAGTATATAATTAGACACTACCATAATAAGTATATTGATATTACACAATGAATAATCAAATTTATGAAGATAATTATACAAATATAGTTGAACCGAAATATGGAAACAAACGCGATGTAACCAAAGATGAAATACTTACACGCAATATATTGTTTTCCCATCCATACTCTATTTCAAAAACCGAACGAATAGACTTGACATCATATGAAACGTATAGTATAGACCCAATTGGATGTAAGGATGCTGATGATGCGTTCTCAATATATAATACTAAAAACAATAAATTATATTTCGCAATTCATATTGCTGACCCAACTGAATATATAGATTTAAGTTCTAATTTATGGAAAGATATAGTTTCGAGAACAACCACAAAATATCCATCAAATCGTGCCCCAATTCATATGATGCCCGACCAAGTGTTAGAATTATCCAGTTTACAGGGTTCAAAAGAAGGTAATACTAAAAATGCGATTACAGTATTATCTGAAATTAATTCAACCACATATGAACCTATTAACGAAATCAAATTATTATTTACACGAGTTTTTGTAAAAAAAGAAAATGCTTATAGTTATAATGATGCTGCCCTTATATGTAATGACATAAAAGCGTTTTCTATAGGATTAAAAATAAGCGAAACATTGAAAGCAAGACGTTCATTAAAAACAAAAGGAATCAAACTAAATGAAGTATCCACAGCATATCCTATATACGAAGATAATCACGTATATTTATACGAAGATACAAAACAAGAACGATTAATGAAACAAATGATTGCGGAATTTGCCATATTTGCGAACTCTTTTGTAGGGGAATATTTAAAAATCCATTTAAATACCGGTATTTTTAGAACGTGTAATGCGAGTGAATGGTTAAACACAGTTTATAGCGAAATATCCGGCGAAGAATTATTACAAGAAATAATAACAAATGGTATCCGAGCAGATTATATGGCTAATATAGAATCACACGATTTGGTAGGAATGCCCGAATATTGTCATTTTACATCACCCATTCGTCGTTTATCGGATTGTGTATGTCATTATTTGCTGAAATATATCTATTTCAAACATAAAGGTTATAATATGCCCTTTTCCGAACAAGAATTAGAACGATTAGCTACAAAATGTATGAATACAACCCGTTTTGAGAAGAAAAATCAATATTTAGATATCAAATTTCGTTTATTACAAGTAATGGCGAATATGATTTATGAAAGAAAACAAATAACTATTGAATATTATATTACAGGTTATAGTGGTCTATTCTTGAATATTATTATTTGTAAAATAAACCAGTTTCACGTTCATATGTCATATACACTACGTGTTCGTGATTATGTGAAGGATATTGACCCAAAAAAAAAAGATTTTATAATCATTAGACGTGTAAATTGTTTTACGAATTATGATGAAAATACAATACCCGAATTAGACGCATATTTACTATAAAAATTATTTGTAAAAGTATCATAAAGATAAAATGTTAATCTATATTAGATAATGAATGAATATTATATACTACGGGTTGGCAATTTTGCCACAAACGCAAATACAAAAATATATTATAGCTTGTTTACAATAATGTTATGCATTGAAGAATATTTGACAATTAATAAAATGGATTGTTTCAATATAATGATTAATTCAACAGTTATATGGTCTATAATAGAATTTATATTACACGTAAGCAAAACACGCATAATAAGACCAATGAATCTCTATATTTTAAATAATAAATATCAATTACCAATGCAAGTAGGTGTATTTTTACAAGGTTTTCAAGAAGGTGGTTGTATAACAACAATAGGATTATATTTTGGAGATAGGATACATATAAGAAAATATTTTTTATTCCTTCACTTTATAATCCTTTTTATAATTTGGAGTGTTAGCACTAGAAAACTTCAAAACAAAATCTCATCAAAAAGACAAGTGAATACATATACATCAATAGCATTAATGAGTTCAGTAACCACATATAATATTATAAAACTCTACCAAAATCCATCACATATACAACGAGCAATAAATATGTTATTTGTAATGATATACATATCTTCATATTGGACGTGTATAGCTTGGTATAAAGGTTTTCGTAAAGTGAGGGTTTATCAAACAATATGCGGTGAAAAAATGAGAATAATAAATAAATATAATACAATAAATGTATTGGGATATGACGTAATTTTTGAAATAGGTATGGCATATTTATTCTTTTATTGCTATTATATAGAATCCAATATGCTAACTATATAATCACATATTACTATCACAATTCACAATTATTTTTATGCAGTGTCTTACATCTAAACAATAACTATTCAATCGTTGTAAAATCATATTACCTAATCCTATATTTTGGTAATCTTTGCGTATCATGATATTTTCAATATATCCCATTAGACTTAAGTTGGTTGATGTGTTTGTAATAATAATAGTTCCAGTGCCTATTATCATATGTGTATTTACATCTTCAACAACAAAATATACATAATCATTTTCTAAACTATCTAATATTTCACGTGTTCTTAATATACTTCGATCAACTTCTGACAATAAACTCATAACATCATAATATGAATGTTGTAAATCAGGATATCTTAATCTTCGTATACATAATGTTTTACCAGACAATATAAAAACGGGGTTCATAATACTATACAATTATATTATTCCAGATTCAATAAAATTGATTAACTTTATATGATTACTTATATTACAAAATAAGTAGTTACTTAAACTATATATGCAACGGTAAATAAAATGTCTTATAATGGAGAAACCGAAACTATAGAAGAAATATATATTGAGTCATTGGAACAATTATGCGTAGAAAGGGCTAAAAACAAACAAATTAATGAAGATAACAGTTATATAACAAAAGATGGATTTATATGGAGAATGGCACAAAGAACAAACGTATTTGGACGTCATATTTTGGATAAAGATGCTAATCCACTGTTCTTATTTTCAAAAATAGATGTATTATTTCATTATGTCGTTATGATAGTCTCTTTTATAGTAATTATATTAATTATAAATCATGAGTACAATACTAGTAAACAAATTAATTATGCGATTAATGAAAACCCAAATCAAGTAATAACATCTTGTCAATATTTGGATAATTACTGGGATTATGAAGGATATATGATTAGCAATCCAACCGAATGTGTTAATATATATCATAATATTATAGGAAATAGTAAATATATGCAAGGTAGTGGGGTACCACGTTGTACTTCTGAACGTACCGATAATTCCAAAATAATTCATATAACTAATAATGATTGTATTAATTTTGGTAAACAAATAAACGAATG